TTGAGCAAATGGAACTGGCGCAAGATTCGTTGATGTGTGATCAGGAAGTAAGATCTCAGAACTTGATACTTGAATGACTCTGCTTTCTTTTAAGCTTTGTCCTCTTGTTTCTAGTTTTTCTTTATCGACCATTTGACGGTTATCGACTTGAATCGGTTTAAACTCTGTTTTAGAAGTAATGGCCATCTTCTTATCAATCGATGCTCTTTCTTCTTGAAGGGTTGTTGTTTCTGTATCTAGTGCTTCTAGCTTTTCTAGATCAGCTTCAGAATCAACTAAGCTTCTAATTTCTTTTAATCTTGATTCAATTTCTTTTCTTCTTAATTCTAAATTCATGATTTAATCTCTCCTTAGATTTTTGATTTAATTTTGATGCGTTTTTTGATTAGATTCGATTTTTCTTTTTGCTCTTCTAACTCCATAGTCTTCAGTTCCAATTCCATGGACTCTAAAGAACGAGCGTATATAGAGGTTGCATCATATGCAGGTGTATCCACAACCGACACATCATACAATCTTTCTATCTTCGTAATGGTTCTTTTTGGAATGTCACCTTCACGGTTCCATACTTGCTCATCAACCGTAAATGCAAAACTCATTTTATCTAAAAGTCCGCTTCTAACCATCTTATAAATATCTTGATTATGACTTGTATCTAAGAGCTCAGATCTTACTTTGAGGCCAATATGATCAACTGTGAGTTCAAGTGATTTATTCTTTGTCCTAGCGATAATTAAAAAGGAGTCCATGTGATTATATTTCATAGGAACATCCTTCATTTTGGTTTCCTCTAACGCAGTAGGTAATATTTCTTCAATAAAACCATAAGTTTCATCACCGATTAAGGTTTCTTGATTAAAAACTAGCGCATAGCCTTCCAAAATCATCTTGCCTTCATCCTCATGAAGGCTTACTTCTGCAAGTCTAGTTTCCTTTATCATGATCTCTCACCTCTACTTTTTTTGTTTGTTTAGGTTTCACTTCTTGTTCATAATCAAACTCAAGTTCAGAGTCTTTATATGAGAATGTTTCTAGTTTTTCTTTCTTACAAAAATCAGTAATAGTTCTTGTCTTGTCTTTTTGCGTTTCTAAAATACTTTTTAATGCTTCATTTGATATTTTTCCATTAATCGTTACTTTCATGATCTTCTTCCTCCTTAGATCCAACTTGATATAAGTTTGCTTTATCAGCATCAACAAAATTTAATGATTGAAGGCGTTTGTGTCCACCTTCAATGGGTTCTAAACCTAATAATGCTCTTGATTCATTTAAAGACATAATTCCTAAGCTCATAAGCTTTTCAATAGCAGTAACTTTTGTATTCCATGAAGCATATTGTAATCTTTCACTAAAAAATACAATCTCTTCACCACGTTCTAATTGATTATTAGTTAGTAAACCTATAGAAAAAGCCTCGCTAAGTTGAATAGCTAAAGGCTCAATGGTTGATTCGTAAAACGAGTTATATTCATCTTCTGTGTACTTGTTTGTAAATATGGGAACTGATACACCAAAGTAATCTAGGATCTTTGACTGTAAGAATTCCAACGTATCTTTATCTATCAGTTTTGGATCGACATCTAATGGGATATATTCACTCTTTAAATCAATTGGAATAATAGAACTACCTTTATTGTTAACCGAATCAGAAAGCGCACTATCAAAGAGTTCTCGTTGTTTTTTCTTATCTGCTTCTGATAACATCCCGTTCATCTTAACAATTCCTTTAATCTGCATGGATGAATTAATTGCATTATCTATCCCTTGTAACAAACTATCATTGATTGAGATGGTTTTAAGGATTGCTTCATGATCTCCACTTGATCCATTACCACCAAAGATATCATTTTGTCCATAGTGTTTTCTCAAATGAATGATATTCTCATAAGGCAGTATATAGGAATCACCATTTTCAAATAAGAATTTTATATAGTAATGATCACTCTGATCTATTACTATTTCAACCGTAATGGGTTTAAGAGGATAAAGACCTATAAGGTGTCCTGTATATTTATCAAATCTAGGATAAATGAAGGCATTATCGTTAAGTAATAATGTCGTAATAACCTTATAGATAAAATCATAGGGTGTCATGATTTCATTGGGTTTATGCTTCAAAAGAAAAGACAGCTTTCCGCTTTTCTCGGATACTGTCTTATCGTTTTCTATTTTAATATATCTTGGTTTTAGTTTTGCACATTGACTGGCCACTCTATCAATACAAATCTTAACGACATCACTCTTAGAAATGTTTGTTCCAAAAGGTGTATAAAATGTGTTAGTGTTGTTGATGATTTGCAAGGCATCGATTGAACCTGTTTTGTTTTTTCGTTTAAATATTGGCATTAGAAAATTCCTCTTTTTTAATTAAATCACTTGTAAAATTTCCTTCATGAACTTTAAACTTTAATAATGATGATGAAGCGTTCCATTCTTTTCTAAAATACTGTATTTTTTCAAATGTCAGTTTAGTAGCTACTCTAGATAACTTACTTTCTTTATCAGGTTTAATTAATGAGCAATCGATTAATGAAATAACAAAATCTTTCTCTTTATCAATAGTTATATGAACGTGTGGGTTATGATGATTACTATTCTCGTTTGAATAAATATATGCTTTAACATTTGCATCACGAAAAATTGTCTTATCAAAAAACGAAAAAGTGTACCCAGCTTGTATGGCTTCCTCTAAAGAATTATATCCGTGGTTATTGAGTTTGCTTGAATTTTTTTCATCTTCAATTTCAATATTTTCATCAAGTATTAACTTACGTTTTCCCATCATTGACTCCTTTTGTTCTTTATATATTTAACTGTATAGTAATCTAAAAAAGTAAATTATAACAATATTATAACATGTTTTCAAAATCTATTTTATATCTATTTAAAACAGCATATGCAATAATTAAAGCCACTGTTCCATCAATTCTTTTATACTTAGAATTAAGTTTTGAAGGCTGTATATTTCCATTTAAATCAACTTTAGCTTGTGTGTTAGATAAACACCATTTAAGTATAGGATTGTTATCATAAACTAATAGATTGTTTTTAAGGTCAGCTTCCATCTGTTTCATGGGTTCTGATAATGAGTAAATACCTTGTCTAACTTTTTCCATGTTAAACCCTAGGTCTTCCATCTCTTTGATCCAGTACTGCGAGTTCCAAGGATCATATCCTACCCAAAGAGGTCTTATACCATAGGTTTGAATCATCTTCATAAACCACTTTGTTACAAGACTAAAGTCATTTTGATTGCCTTCTGTTAATGTGACAAAGCCTTTTTTTATCCAGATGTCATATGGGACATTATCTTCAGTGATTCTTTTATCTAATACTTCACTGGGCATAAAGAAATGTGGAATCACAAACTTCTTGTTTCTATCTTTTTTCTGGACTATTAAGACTGCAGCTGTTAAATCTGTTGTTGATGATAAGTCTACACCACCAATAGCATAACTATCTCTTAAATCATCTAGGTTATATCTTTCTTCATTGTTTAGATCATCATAAGATAACCATGATCCAGAATCTGCCTGTTTGATGTTAAAGTCCTTACAAAGCATTGTAACTCTTGTTGATAAATCATGTTTTGATTTATTCATAACATCTTCTAAGTATGATGAAGTTTTAACCACACCTAAACTAGGATTAGATTTTTGCCATGTCTTAGGATCATCATAGATTTCTTTAGCTGAATCTTGAGTATATAACCAAGGTAAAACTCTCTCATCTTCTATTTCACCTTTAATCATCTTTCTAGCATAATCTAATTTACTATCTAAAAAACCACCAACGGTTGTTCCCTCGGTGGTTATGATAAATATTAACGGTTCCTTTTTTGTTGATTGAGATTGCTTAATAGCATCATAAACTTTAGAATCAGTCATTTCATGAACTTCATCAATACAACCAACTTCAATGTTATAACCATCTTTATTTCTTGATTGAGCAGATAACTTTTTTATCTTGTTTTTAGTTTTTGGTGAATAGATAAAGAAAATATTCTTCTTGCTTCTAGTGTCTTTGGATAAAGAGGGGGACTGTTCTCTCATATTGTTTATCTCTTCAAAGAGGATATTTGCTTGTTCAGTAGTATTCGAAGCACAGACTATATCAACACCACCTCTAGATAAAAAGAACTCAGCAAGATCTAATCCAGCAATAAATGTTGTTTTACCGTTTTTACGTGCAATCAACAATATAACTTCATTAAATCGTCTTAACCCTGTCTCAGCGATTTTAAAACCATACGCGGTTTGAATGATTGCTTTCTCCCACAACTCCAAAATAAATGGTTGTCCATTGAAAGGTGACTTAGTATGTTTACAGAATGTTTGAATGAAATCAATTCTTAAGTTTCCTGGTTTCTCATCAAAGCTATATCTAGGATTATCTAGATCAGTAATTAGCTTACCTATTTGATTTTTGAGTTCTTCGCCAACTAGAATATTACCTTTTTGTATCTCATTGTAATATTCAACTAGATAGTTCATTCACTGGCTCTCTTAAGAAATTCATCAAAAGCATCATCTCCATCATTTACTTGTGTTCCTAGAATTGAGTTCAAAGTCTTTATTACTGTACCATATGAATTAACAAGTTTAGTGTAGTATTTAGCTGCTTCTGTTTGACGTTGTGCACCTTTACTTGAGATTTGGATTGCGCCATATTTTATCATTTGCTCTTGAAGTTTAGTGAGTTCAACTTTCATAAAAGCTGCTTGATATATTAAATTATCTACTAATTCTTTCTTGGTTTCATCAACCAAAGAAAAAAGCGACTTCAGCCGCTTGTATTCTTCATTAATCATCTATTCCCAATTATTCCTTATCTGAAAATTTTATATAATTTTTAGCTATAGCATTCAGTACTGCTACCAACAAATAAAACATAAGTGATGGATATCCAATATTCATACTCGTGTAAAGCGAGTCCGAACCATGCATTAGTTCATTTCTTATATTTTCACCAACCCTAGTATTTCTCTTATATGTCAGCTTGTACTCAAGAACCTTTTGTAGATGCGATCCCAAACATTCCTCTAACTCCTTGGTATTCAATAACGCATTTAAAGAAAGTCTATTTACTTCAATATAGTCCTCACGAGACATTTTACTTATATAAATAGATCTTAAGAGTTTTTCAATGTATACTCCTATCAGCATAGATAATGAGTATGCTATTGACTTTTTAACAAATTTGTCTTCTGTTTTCATCTGAAGTAAGGAGTTAAATAAATTACACATGCCCAAGTATTCTTCAAGCTCACTTTGCCTAATTATATCTTCGTCAACTAAGTTAGATAAAACATTATGATAGTTTTTTACAATTCGCTCTTGTAAATCATCATCAGTTAAGCATAGATAAATGTAATGCGTAAATAAATCAAAAGAAAAACTCAAGTTGTGCAATCTGGATGGAATGAAATAATTATCTTTAGGAATACCTATATTTGTAACGTGATCAACTAACGATATAGGAGAAGTCATTATATCATCAAAGATTGATACAAACTTCTTACTTTTGGAATCATATTTATGTGTCAATGTCATGAAATTTATCAAATCAGGTACTTTTCGGTTTTTCAACTCGTCGACTGCTTTCTTCAAATCAATAGGTTCTGAAGTAAACTTGTGACCTCTTTTTTCTAAATATTCATTATTTTTTTCATTTAACTGAGGTTTTAATTTCTCGAAATCATATGCTTCTTTAACTTTATATAGTTTCGCAATCTTTTCAGCTTGTTCAAAATACACAATAACTTCTAAATAGTTGTCTAGATTAATATCCTTAGTCATTTTGATTACTTCTACAGAAAGCTTGCTAACCACACTATTCAAATAATCTTCAAAAGGATTTCTCTTGCAGATTTCCAAAAGTCTAAAAATTCTTCCATAGTTTTTTATATTATTAATTGCTATTTCTTCGTTTAATATATTAGCTTTAAATCTATCAAGATTTTTTTTATAGAAATTGATATAATTTTCAAATTCATCAACTATTACATGCCAGTATTTCTTTTCAATATAATCAAAACAATCTTCATTAAAACTATTCGAGTTAGTAAATATATATTTAATAGTCATCATTTCCATATCGTGAACATAGTGTTCTTCGCTATCAAAATCAAATACATATTTATAATTTTCAGACAAATATTTATTCAAATCACTAATTTTAAATTTTTCATATGCTAAATTTAAATTCTCGATTAACTCTTCCAACACAGGAGTCTTTTCTGTGTTTTCTAAGTAGGGTAATGCTTCTTTCAAACTAGTCATCTTTTTAAGCCAAAGATAATCAATATAATGATCTATATTCTTTACACCTTTATATTTATAATCTTTAGTTAGTTTAATAATCGACTCTTTATTATCAACTAGAAAACTTAGTTCCCAATTGGTAGACAAATCTCCTAAGCCATAGTAAATCAAACCATAACTATAATTTAATTTTGACATTATGTCCATTTTTTGACCCCTCCTATCCATTACAATTTTCATGAATTTCAAAATTTTTGCCTCGCGTATTTTAAACGTCCCCCTACGCGGTACCCATTGCTAAATTCTATGATTAGATAGGGGGGTTAGGTCCTTGAACTACCTAATTTCGGTAATAATTTCTCGTGTAGAATTGATTCTACTCCGCTAAGAATTAACTTTTCAAATATAAAAGGATGTTTTCCCGTTGAAACATATTCTTTTTTTAAGGAAAAAATATATAGTCTGTAATTTCCTATGAGAAATGACCTCTTAGATGACCCTAAAACTAGTGAACTCGTATCACTGGGTGTTTCACTATGATGTTCTCTTATCCTTGGTCCAACTGAAAGTGATTTACCTACATATAATATATCGTTAATAGAATAATCTCTCAGATTCAAGTCTCTAGGTGGAGCTGCTTTCTGAATGTAAATACTATGATTAAAATGCAAATCTTTAATTATCTTAAAAATATAAACCGCTCTTTTTCCTCTTGTTTCTTTATATAAATCTTTATTGTAGATTGCATCAATATTTTTTTCTGTGACAAATAGTTTGTCAAAAAATATTAGATCGACATCATTAACTTCTGATAAAATATCTTTTGAAATCAATTCTTTCATATTATTAAAATCATCATAAAATAGGCTTTGCAAGTCACCTATTATATCAAGTGGTGTTTTTATCGTTTCACTCACCTCATCTTAAATTATTATATCAAAGTTATAATACAAATACGAGGTTATCTTGGAATTAAGTTCCCATCACTATCAAATTCTTTTTCTTTTGTAAATCTTTTATGCTCTTTGTTGTGACAGTCTTTACATAGAAGTTCTAAGTTTTCTTGGTTAATACTAATCGTTGGATCCTTTACATTATGGATTGTTAATCTAATCTTATGATGAACTTCTTCACCAACCCTACCACACCGTTCACACTTACCATTTTGTTCTTGGTACTTAATTTGTCTCGCTACTTGCCATACAGTTGATTTATAGAAGTTATGTAATATCTTAGGCTTTTTCATATAATTCTAGTAGTTCTTCAATTTTATGATCTACATCTTCCCAAGGAACATCTAAATCTTCTCTACCAAAATGACCATAGGTTGCTACTTGTTTAAACTTCACATTATCTAGTTTAAGTTCTCTTTTCATTTCACCTGGTCTAAAATCAAATACTTCATGAACTAACTCTGTAATTTCTTGATCTGATGTTACTCCAGTATCAAAGGTATTAATTAAAATACTAGTTGGCTCTGCAACACCAATTGCATAGCTTAAACAGACTTCGCAGTGTGTCGCCAAACCTGCCCCTACAACCGCTTTTGCTACGTATCTTGCATAATAAGCCGCACTGCGATCAACTTTGCTTACGTCCTTTCCTGAGAAGGCACCTCCGCCATGTCTAGAGTAACCACCATATGTATCAACTATAATTTTTCTACCAGTTAATCCTGAATCTGCTTTAGGTCCACCAAGGATAAACTCACCAGTAGGATTAATTAAGATTTGTGTACCATTTAATAAATCGTGTCTTCCGATTGCTCTAAGGATTGCTTGTCTTATAATTTCTTCATAGACATCTCGATAAACCCCTGGTTTTGTTTGAGCAGACACAACAATGATTGGAATGTTTACTGGTTTTCCATCTTTGTAATCAACACTTACCTGACATTTACCATCAGGACCAAAGATATTAGTGTATTGCTCTTTTCTAAGTCTATCAACTTCTTTAGATATTTCATGAGCAAGCATAATTGGTAGTGGCATGAACTCTTGTGTTTCATTACAAGCATAACCAAACATAATGCCTTGATCTCCAGCACCTTGTTCTTTATGCTCTGTTTTATTAACACCTAATGCAATATCAGGCGATTGTTTACTAATTTGTTCTATAACAACAAAATCTTCATCATAACCAATATCTTTTAAAACAGTTTTAGCGATTGCTTTATAGTTTAAAGATGCAGTAGTTGTTACTTCACCAAAGATAAATACTAGATTATCTTTAATGGCAGTTTCTACTGCTACTCTTGATTCTTTATCTTGTTCTAGTAATGCATCTAATATCGCATCACTAATTTGATCACATACTTTATCAGGATGTCCTTGAAATACTGATTCACTTGTTATTCTTTGCATATTATAATCTCCTTCGTTTTTAAGTAGAAAAAAAGGAGCTTTTAGCTCCCAAGGTTTGTTTTTGGTAAATAGGCTGTATACCTCGCATAATGATAGCCTTCGCTTTCTATGAGTATTCCAAAGTCATGTTCTTTTGATGTTACATAAATACAGTGGAAAACGCCATCTTCGTCACAATACATCATTTTAGTATTTTCTTTTATGAAGCCGTAATATCCAAGTGGATTATTGATGAAGTCTTCAAAGGCTTTTTCTTCTATCACAATTTCTTTTTCAATCACAAACTCATCTTGTGGAATAAGCTCTTCATGTTCTGCTTTTCGAATAAAGTTTACTTTCATTATTTTACCTCCCATGCTGTATAAACTGAACGGTAACTACAATCCCATGTATCAAGTATAATTCCCTCAACACAAACTGTGATGTGTCCAGCCATTTTAAGGATATAAGTACCTTTTGGATGTAGTTCAGCAAAATCACTACCTTTAACTCTAGGTTCACCTTTGACTGGTTTAAACATAAGTCTTGGATAACCTTTGAAAAAATCATATAAGAACTTTGTGTCCTTATAACTCGTATACCCAAGTTCTCGTTTTCTTCTGTTGAGTTCTCGTCTAGTTTCCATATAGTCTGAGTTAGTCGCAGTAGAGATTGCCCTTACGACACAGTCTGTTGTTTTTAAGCCTTTAGGATGTGCGTTGTATTCTTTATACATCTTAAGCCCACCCTTCATTAAGCCATTTAACAAGTTCTCTTGATTTATCAGTTTCAAAGAGCGGATCTATAAAGTCATTCTTTCTACCGTAGACTGTATATCTTTTTACTTCTCTAAAGCAATTAATTGTTATGGTGAATAAGGTATCGCCTGTATCAATGTCTGCGATTCTAAAATCATCATAGAGTGGTCCAGCAAGTGGGCAGTTATTCTTAAACCAAACATACATGGTATCAAGGGTAACTTTTCCACCATCTTTGAGTTGTTTGACAATGTTACCCATACGTTTTGTTTTGTTTGCTAGGCTTTCATCTTTACAAAACCAATCGTACCATCCAGCTTCAATTTGTGTGTGAACATCTTTTGATTCAAAATCTCCTTGTTTAAATCTTTCAATAAAGTCTTTGAGTTTCATTTCTTTTTGCATAATTTTAGTCTCCTTTGTATTTTTGCTTACACTATATATCACTCTAAAGGGACTAAATAGCAAGTCATTTTTCTTACTATAGTGATTATATTTCAAACACATCAAAAGAGTTTAGTTTAGACCTTTTACCATTTCTTATTAAGTAACAGTTATCTGTTGTTTCTTTATGTTTAATATATCTTTTTACAATAACATCAACAAATCTTTCATCTAGTTCCATTAAGCAGGATTTACGATCAAGTTGATCTGATGCGATCATTGTTGAACCAGACCCACCAAATAGATCAAGTATTGTTTCATGTCGTCTTGATGAATTAGAGATAGCTTTTCCAACTAATTCTAAAGGTTTCATCGTTGGATGTTCTTCATTTTTTCTTGGTTTGTTATACTCCCAGATAGTATCTTGAGAACGATCATCAACAAAGTAATGAGCTGCGCCTTCTTTCCATCCATAAAGAATCGGTTCATGTCGCCAGTGATAATCTTGTCTACCAAGCACCAATGCATTCTTAACCCAGATTAAACACTCTGCTAATTTGAACCCTGCATTCTTGAATGCGTTTCTAAAGTTGAGTCCTTCAGTATCTGCATGGCATACATAGATAGCACCACCAGGTTTAATGTTTTGAAACATATTGTTAAAAGCATCGTATAAAAAAAGATAGAAGCTATTGTCTTCCATCTTATCGTTTTTGATTTTTCCAGCTGTTCCTTCGTAATCCACATTATAAGGTGGATCTGTAAAAATCATATCCACTTGTTTTCCATCAACTAATTTAGAAACATCTGCTTCGCTTGTTGAGTCACCGCACATAACTCTGTGTCCACCAAGTTCATATATATCACCAGGTTGTGAAAAAGAGATTTCAGGGATTTCTTCATCGATATCGAAATCATCATCACTTGCATTATCAGGTAAACCTTCTTCTAGTTCTTCAAAACCAAACTGAAGCATGTCCATATCAATGTCAATTAACTCATTTTCAAGTTTAGTAAAATCCCATGTCGCAAGTTCAGCTGTTTTATTATCAGCCAATCTAAATGCCTTGATTTGATCTTCCGTTAGGTCATCAGCAATAATACATGGCACCTCTTCTAAATCAAGCGAAATTGCCGCTTTAAGCCTTGTATGTCCAGCAATGATAACATGTTCGGATGTAATCACAATAGGCACCTTAAAGCCAAATGATTTGATACTGTTGGCTACTGCTTCTATAGCTTCCTCATTATGACGTGGATTATTTTCGTATTCGTTTAATTGGGTTACTTTCTTCATGACTATTTTCATTCGACCAAACCTCCTCACCTTTTTCTAAGCGTTTATTCATCAGTTCTATTTCTTCTTTTTTGTCATTATATTCAAGCCCAAACTTGATAATCAGTAAATACTTTATGGCTGCTATCTCAGGTAAGGATTTCTTTTTATATTTGGTAATTCTTTTTTTAGTCCCTGTTTTCGTTTCTTCTATGATGGTTTGTGTTTCTTCATAATCAAAACCAACAGCTCTTTGATACATGGCATCAAGTAAAGTTTGCTTTAACTCTTCATCACCATATTGAAAAGCCTTATCTAGTTTGGGATGTACTTTTCTTAACTTGATTAATGTTTTTTCAGTAACACCTAAGTACTGAGCAATTTGTTTTTGAGTTGCTCTTTTAGAAATCATCTCAGATATTGCTTTTAATTTTGTCTCTAAATGTCCTGACTCTTTCCAACGCTCGTAGGTATCAAGCATTTTTCCTTTCATAAAATCACTCCAACTGTTAATTATTAAACATACGATTCACAGTTGGAATACTACAAGTATCTCTGCAAAAACAAAAAA